GGTGAATTTGTAGCCGGGATTGGCCCGGCGGTTTTGGGAGTGAGTGACATGAAGTTCGCCAATCATATCGGGTACAGCGACGTCAACCCCTTCGAAGTCGTCAAGGTTGTGAGCGAAAATTGCTTGGAGATCCGGGCCATGAGCGCGGTCGCAGTCCATGAACCGGAAGACTTGGAATTTCACCCCGGCGGGTTTTGCGGCCACCACGCCAATCAGGCCGCCCAAAAATGGGATATCCAGCCCGACGAAGACGGCCGGATCGTCCGGATCCGGAAGAGCGCGGCGAAGCGGAAGGCGGGCCAATGGTTCGATAAGAACGGCGATCGGTATGCGGTCGCTGAAGCCCCGCGGAAGTTTTACGATTTCAACTTCTAACCCTTCGCGGGGCTTCGGCCCCGCCTCTTTTTGAAAGGCTGATTTATGTACGTTGAATGCGCTCGAATTTATATCGGCGGGGCGGATCTGAAGGCCGTTCGTCGGACGTTCCCGAACGCTCGAAAGATTGGGCGGCGTGTGTACGTCGGATATGACAACGCGACGGGGGCAATGTTCCGGCTGGCGGATCGTACCGCGGCGTCGCTTGGCGGATTTGTGGAAAGCGAGGCTGACTAATGAACAAAGCAAAAATAGCAGCGGCCCGGCGGGCCACAATGGCCGCGGAAATCTCTTCGCTCTTCGACCGCTACGGGGCACCATTCACTTGCGACGCCTGCCTTAGCCACGATCCGGACATGATCGCCGCGGCTATGCGGCTGGCGGGGGCGGCGATCGCGGAAGGGCTGGCGTTCGGATCCAGCCGAAGCAATCGGGATCCCCGGCATGTCGCCGGCCTTGTGCTTTCAGACGCTTGCCGGATCCAGTCGAAAAAATATCGGGCGGCCCGCGCAATAAAGGCTTGACCGGCGGGTCAACGCTTTGTATGGTGAATTTGTAGCCGGGATTGGCCCGGCGGTTTTCGGGAGTGATCGAAATGCCCCTCATGAAATACAAAGACGCCCAAGCCAAAGCGCTCGAAGCGGGCGCGGTTCAGGCCGATAGCGGCCGCGTTGTTCCGTTTTGTGAGCGGCCGCTAGCCGGGCCGGGGTTTATCAGCTACCGGCTTTTCGGCCCGTACGGCTGGATCATGATCGCGGCGAAAGACGACGAAGACGCCATGCGCGAAGCCCGGCGATCAACCGAATACCCGGATCGCCGCAAGCTCCAAAAATGGGACGGGTCAAGGTACAGGCCCGCCTGAAGTGCCGGCCCCCGTGTCAACGCCCCCATGGCGGTGCGTAGATAGGGCGATGCCGTCCGCCGTGAATTCTTCCGCGGTTGCCTGCCCTTCGACCGTCAAAGCCCCGGAAACGGTCATGTCGCCCGTTATGGCCACGGTTGGCGCTTTGATCTCGATCCCGTCGGCATGGAACCGGACGAATTGTTCCGGCGTTCCGTTCAGAACCCCGCCGATATAGATCGCGTCGGCCATGCTGAAGCGCCGGCGGGATCCGGGGTTGCCCTCTTCCCGGGTATTTTTAACGACAGAAATATCCTGCCCGGCAAAGACCGCGATCCCGATATCCCCGACAACCGGGTCAATAATTATGGCGTTCGCGCCGCCTTGGATCCGCGCATATGGTACGTTGTGAATGACCCCGTGCGGCGTCGCGTTCCCCACTCCGTCTAGTTGCGCGATCATGGGATGAACGTCCACAAAGCCGACGGGCTCGACCCCGCCGGCATTTTCGACCGCAACGATCTGAACAAGCGTCGTCGTCGCCGTGCGCGACAAGACCGAACGCGCGATGAATGCGAACATATTGAAGTCGCCGGATCCCGACGAAACCGGCGCTACGCCGTGAAAAACGCCTTCAGCGGCCAAGGTAAACTTCCTGCCCTAGCAAGTTGCATTCGAACGACGTAAACCACTTCCCGCCCGGCATTTCGGCTTCCAGATCATGCGTGACCATGTACGGCGTCCATGTGTCCCCTATAGCCGGGACAAGTTCGCTTTCCAACCGTACCCGGCCGCCGAAGACGATCGAGCGGTTGAATAGTACCGTGACGCTGATCCCGGCTTGCGTATGCGTCGGATACCCTACCATCCCCGTATTTTTCGAGATAAGCGGGATCTGGCCGCCCCGGGATCCGCCGTTCGGCCAGATCGCTAAAACGGTGTCGTCAAAAAACAAGTTGAATTGGCCTTCCGCGGCGACAGCTAGCGCTTGCTGGCGCAACGTCCCGGGGAAGTATGGGTTGGAAAGCTGGACGTCCACGCCGCTATTTTCGAGCGGAAGAGGCACGGCCAGTTGCGCGGCGATCCCGGCCAACACCGTTGCGGCGTCGATCGATCCCTTGTAGCTTGTCGGGGGGACGGGCTTCAGATTGTCAACGAAGCCGGTATGCGCGGAGACAATAAGCGCGACTTCCGGGCTGTTGCGCGTGTCAACCCAACATTCCGTAATCGTACCGACGAAGACGACCGAAACCCCGCTTTCGTCGTCGCCGGCGGATACGGTCACGATGTTATTTTCCCGGGTGTTTTGCGCGATGCCCGTCCCCAAAATGGTGAGCCTATTCATTACTTCGAGCGGAACCCCGAAGATCCGCATGGAAAGATTTGACATGCTTTCGCCGCCGCTTTTGGCAATGCTGGCGGCGACGCGGTAGCCGGCCAAGTTGACCGTATCGAACCCCGACGCGCCGAATTGGCCGCGCCCGAGCGTGAAGCGAACGTCAATGCGCCGGCGATTAAATGTCGTCGTCATAAATCAGCAAGTACCGCGTCCCGAAGCCGGGCCACGCTGGATCTAGCGCGCCTTCGGTGTCGGAGAAAAGCAGATCCCCGGTAAACCCGAGATACGCGCCCCGAACGATCCGCGTCAAATTCCGCGCCTGAACGCCGGTTATGATCGCGGCGTCGTTCACTACGACGTCAACGAAGACCCCAAACGCTTTTTCGTAAACCTTCAGATCGACCGATTGGCCCCCGAGCGGGATCGTCAACCGCTGCGACGGCGTGGCTAGAAGCGGAACGATAAGGCGCGTCATTGGAAAAGCCCCGCGGGAGTGCTGAAGATCGACGCCGGCGGCGTTGCCGGCTGAACGGGCCCTATGACGGCCGTATCCGCCCCGCTAACTGCCTTGGGGGCCGTCCCGGCGTCCCGCTGCGACCGAGACGCCGTAAAGGCCGCCGCGGCGCTTGTGCGGATCTCCTGAAGGGTCAATTCGACCGTAAGCAGCGTTGCGCCGTTTTGCGCCTTCCGCATCATGTCATAGCGTACCACATTGCGGTTCAAATAGGTGCTGTCGGGGGTGACGAACGAATATAGGTCCGTCGAAGCTATGATCTTGTCTAGCTCCACGAGGAAAGCGGCCCGTTGGGCTTCGTTGCCCCCCTTCGCCAGCGTGACCCGCGTTTCGGCCGGGGTTGCGACTTTGTTGTACGACCGGAAATCGCCTTCTTCCGTCGGATAGTCGGAGATCCGAAATTCCCGGTAAAATTCCGCCCCGACGACGCTATCGGCTTCCAAAACGATCGCGCCGTTTTTGTCGAAAACCCCCCAACGGGCCTTGGCCTCCGCGGCCCCCGACACTTCGTCCCGGGTAAGCGGTTCCAGGTTGTCGGGCACAAGCGGACGATCGCGCCGGAATACCGCGGGCACGCCGGGCGCTATGGGCACGTTGGGGAAGCGGGCCGACATTATCCGTCAAGCCCGGTTGCGGCTTGCAGCGCAAGATTGCGTTTTGCGATCGCGGCGGGGAGATCTCGGGCAATGCCGGCCGCGTCGGTGCCCGGCGTGTAAACGGTGATTTGCCCAATCGTCGTTGAAGCCGTCGTCGTGGACGATCCCGCGCCGCCGCCGGTGCGCGGGATATTCGCGCCCGGCCGCGCGCCAGCCGCCCCCGCCCGAGCTCCGAAACGTACGTTCTCCGCCCGGGCTTGCGCCTGAACGAAGGCTTCGATCTGGCCGGCCTTGATTGGATCGTTTACGTCGATCCCCATTCGCCGGGCGATATTGCGAGCGTAAGCGTCGGGATCGTTGCCGTCGCCGGCCGGGGCGTATCGTCGGGCGATCCGGTTCGGGGTGTTGTAACCGCGGGTAACGTACGACGCTATCAGCTTCCGTTGGGCGTTCAAGCCGTCTTCCATTGTCGCAAAGGCGGCATAGCGCCCGTTCGCCCCGACGTATCCCGCAAGGCCCCGCGCATAGTCCCCGTCGTTGATCCCGCCCGGGTTGTTGCCGTCCAGCGCAACCGCGCGTTGCCCGGCGGGCTTCATGACCGGCCGGCCGTCCCGGGGCCCGCTTGCGGCGGGGGCGGCCGCCGGCGCGGACAAGTCGGGGGCCTTTTCGCCCTTCAGCATTCGGGTAAGCCAAGCCGGCAAGATATTTTGTTCGCTGTCCAGATACGCCTTGCCCGTTGATCCGTTGCGCCATTTGTTGATTGCGTACGCCGCCGCGCCGATGCCCGCGGCCAGCGCCAGCCAAGGCCATGTTGCCGCGATCGTAGCGACGGCCAGCGCCCCCATGAGCCCCGTGATTATGGGGACGGCGATCGTCATGGCGTCGGTCTTGTCTATGAAGGAAACCAGCCCTTCCAAGATCCCCGTGATCGCCGGGCGGAGCGAGCCGACAAGACGGTCTTTCAGCGAGGCGAGCGCGGCTTCGAAACGCTGCGCCGCTTCGGCCGACTTGTCCGTCGCCGTGCCGTTTTTCTGCGCCGCTTCTAGCAAGCGCTCCGTCTCTTCCCGGCCTTGCTGAAGAGTGAAGATCACGCTGGCCGGGATCCCCATGCGGGACAGGCGGAAGAAGAATTGCCCGCGATCCATTTTTTCGCCAGCTTCGGCCAGCTTCAGCAGCGCCCGGGCCGGATCTTCGAGATCCGCTTTTGATATGTTCAGGCCCTTGAAGTCGTCTTGTAACCCCGTTTCGCCGGTTGTTCGAAGAGACTGGAACGCCCGGCCTAGCAGGCTGAACGCGGCGTTGGCGTCTTCCGCGGATCCGCCGGCTTGCCTAGCTACTTGCTGCCATGCGGAAAGTTCCGACGTCGCTACGCCAAGATTAGCGGCCAGCCGGCCCGTCGCGGCGTCGCCGGCGATGATCTGTTGAATGAACGTCTTTGTCGCGACGCCGCCCGTAAAGGCTGCCACCAGCCCGACAACTTCGTTTCGGAGCTTGCCGAAGGAAACACCCGCCTTTTTGTTGGCGTCTTCTAGGCCCCCGCCGGTCTTCCGCGCGTCTTCGCGGTTCTTCTTGTTTTGCTCCCGGATCCGAGCCGCGCCGCTGTCATAGTCGCGGGTATCGAGCCCAAACGTGACAAGAAAACTATCGATCAGCGTCGGCACTGTGCGCGATCCTTCTATTCTCCGCGTCTATCGCAAGGATCTCTAGTAAATCAAAAAGGTCTTCCACGCCATAGACGCTATCTAGCTCCGCCAGCGTGGCTAGGCCCGCGGAGACGACGCTTCCGATTGTTCCGGGGACGTTGGGGTATCCAACGAATTCGACCCCTTGATCGCCGCCCCCAACTTCGACAGTTCGGCGGCGATCGAAAAACCCACATGCACGCGGAAAACCTCGCTTCGAAGCCAAAGGATCGTGGCGACTTCTTCAATATCCGCGTCGTCGGGCATGATCCGGCGCTTCACGGCTGGACTGGCTGGATCCGGGACGATCTCAACGCATGATATCATTTCATCAAGAAGCGGCTCCGCGTCTTCGAAGCGCGCCGAAATGATCGCACGAAGGCCGACGGCGGCTAGAACGGCAATGCCCCCGCCGCCGGCGTCGTCGGGGAGATCCACGCCCGAGCGCCCGAGCGCCAGCATTGCGCGCAATGCCCATTTCTCCGCGCCCCGGGCCGACATTTCCGTAATGACGAATTGCTTCCCGGCGTCGCGTCCGTAGCTGGCGACGACCGTTTCAACTTTGCGGGCCATTAGATGAATGGCGCGTTGGTCACGCGCTCCCAAGTGATCGAAAACCGCCGCGGCTGGATGATCTTCTTCGCGGAAGGTGTCGGGGGAACGCCGGTCAAGACGCCCCGGGTAAGCGCATATTTCCGCTGAACCGACGGGAGCGCGATCGTTCCGGACGCAAAGAAAACTTCGCGTTGAAACTGCATGGCTTGATACCAAAGCTCGAAGAATTCGATCGAAACGCTATCCGCCTGAACGGTGATGTTCTGGATAATGGCGGCGGGGGTAAAGCCGGCCGACAACCGCCCGTCAACGCCCATTTGCGTTTCGGCCGGCTGAACCGCGTCGGTGTCGAAAACGTCGTCGGCCGCGAAGCCTTGGATCTGGACGGGGACGTTGAACAACCCCGTGACCGCAAGGAACAAGACCGAATTGGCGGCGGTAAGAGTACGGCTCATGGCTTATTGCACCTGAATGGAGTTAAGGGCAATCCGCTGCACCGACTGGCCGTCGGTGTACCAGAAACGAATGGGCGGGGATCCGCGCGCCGCGCGCACGGCTGGCGAGGCGTCCCCGACTAGCAAGTACCAGCCGCGTTGCGAAACGACTTGATCGATCTCGAAGCCCGCTTCAGAATTGATCGCGACAATTTGCGAATTCGAGAGGGTCACGCCGGGGCGGATCGCGCCGAACGAAAGCGCGTCGTCAATCGGCCCGGCGATCGCTTGTTCGATAATCGCGCGGCCCGCGGGGGTGTAGGGGATCGACCGGACGTTCTGAAGCAATTCAAGAAGCTCCAACTGAAATTTGTTGGAAAGCCAAACTTGATTGACGAAGCTGTCAACCCAAAGATACGGGCCGGTCACTTGGCCGGGGTAAAGGAACAAGAAGCGATCGTTCGCCGTCGCGTACGCCCCATAGAAGTTGTACCCGTTCGCGATCAGCGCTTCCGATACCAGTTCATCCACAACGCCGGGGGTAATGCTATCTTGGCGGCGGAAGGCAATGTTGGTGCGGCCGTTTTCGCGGTCAAAGTCGATCGACGCGATCGCGCCCGAAACGAACGCCGAAATCTGGATCGCGTTAACCGGGGCGAAAATCGGCATAGTGCCGCTATAAGCAAGCTCCCGGATCTGAACGCCGGCGTTTGACGTATTGCCCGCCACCGTGGCGGCCGTGTCGGTGTCGGCCATAAGATACAAGAAACGGTTTTTCTTGCCGTTCGTCCACTCCGCGAAAGCCAACTTCTCTTGAAGCGTCGTTTCGAAAATCGTCCCGAAGGATACGAAGTCTTGCGTAAATGCCGCCACGGCCGCCATAGCCGCCCCGGGAGCGAGCGCGTCGCCGCCCGGGCTCAATACCGCCGCGGTTGCTTCCGTCAACGCCAGCGGGGCCGCCAGCGATCCGCCAGCGTAAGAAATGGAGCCGCCGGCCCCGGGCGTCCCGCTAGAGATAACGAAAGCGCCGGAAACGCTGTCATACGCCACCGTCGTCTTGCCCGCGCCGATCGCCGTCGAAACGGCGGTTTGCGTAATGTCCACGGTGTACGTGCCCGTCCCGCCGGTGCCCGTCCCGAACGCGACGATCTTCGTCCCGGCCGCGATGCCCGCGCCTTGCAAGATCTGGCCAAGGGCCAATTCCCCGGCGGAGACGGCGGAGACGGTCAATTCGTCCCCCGTGATTTCGCCGGTCACTTCGGCCGCGAAGTCGTCAAGACCCGTTTCGATCAAAGTGGCTGCGGCGCTGAAGCTGGCCGTGGCGGCGAAATCGATCGCGCTCGATACGACGGGGCGATCGTCAACCGTGACCGAAAGAACGCCCGAAAGCGCCTGAAGGCCGGCCAGCCCCAAAGTCGAAACCCGCCCGCCGCGAAGGAAAGCCCCCGTCGCGGCGGAAGGATAAGACGCCATGGACAGTTTAGCCGGCTGGATCTGCGACCCCCGGAAGCTGCCAAAATAGGTTGTGGAGAAATTGGCTTCGGGCGTGCCGATGCCGAAATAGCTTTCGACGCCGGCGGCCGACGCGAAAGAAGCAACCGTCCCGAGCGGTACGCGGGGGTTGCGGGTCAAAAAGAGGCCGCAAAGCTCTAGCCCGGTTCCGCCGGCGGAAAGAACGTCGGGGAAGACGTCAACAATGGCGGAAGCTGGAATACTGGCGGTCATAGGTCAAGCCCCCGGGATTGGCACGATATCGGCCGATAGAGTAGCGGCAAACTGTTGCGGTGTCGATACCACGGGATTGCATTGCAACGCAAGGTTCAGGGTGTACCGAATTTCAATTTGCTTTTCGCCCGTCTCGAAAGGCATTTCTAGGGGATCCCCGGCGAAAAGGGGTTGAACGAAAGCCGCCGCTAGCGCTTCGCACGCAAAATTGCTCCGCCACAACGTCGCGATCGTTTGAGCGTGATCCGGGGATGCCGGGCCATAGATATCGATTTGGTATTCCCATTGCGTCCGCTGCACATTCGCCAGCGCGACGGGATTGGGATCCTCGACCGCGTACCCCTCTTCGTTTGTCGCCAGCCGCATTCGCCGGCCGCCGCTCATGACGACAAAATTATCCCCGACGGGCATGGCCACGCGGTTAATTTTGCCGCGAATTACTTCGACGTCGGGGGGCATGATCGAGCGAAGGAAAGCGCGCAAGGCTATGAAGCCCGCCTCTTGCGTGATCGACGGCGGTGTCGCGCTCATGGCCCGGGATCCTCTTCCGGCGGCGGGGGCGGCGTGCGTTGCTGAACGACCGCCACCTTGCACCATTCGGCTTGATCCCAACTTTCCAAACCCGTGAAGACAAGCCAAACGGCGTCATGGAATAGCAGCAGATCCCCGCCCCGGGCTTGGGGGCGGCTAACACCTAGAACGTCTCCAAAAAGATAGACCGCCCGCTTCACGCCCTCGATATTCAACCCTTCGATCTGGCGGAGATCCGCGCCGGATAGGGCTTGCACTTGCATTCGAGCTTCGACGTCGGTGTACGTCGGCACGCGAAGGCCCGACGCGTCGGTCGTGGATCCCGTCGAAACGCGGAGCGTCCCGACGATATTCCGGTTGACCGTGCCAATTACGCCCGAAGCGATCGCGTGAAGGTTCATAACTCGATCTCGAAATCGACAGACTGGAACATGGCCGCGGTATCGATCAAAGGCTTGTCGAACCCCTTTGCGGCGATCGTCGCCGGGGCAAGCGCGGGGGTGTTGGTGTCGCGGATCGATTGGCGAAGCTGGCCGGCGATCCCCGCCCCCATGAGCGCCAGCGATCGCGCAACGTCCATGCCGTTATCGTCCAAGATCCGGCCGAAGCTACCCGCCCAACCCGGCGACTTATCCGCCACCATATTCGAAAAGAATGGGCGGGGCGGGATCCCTTTTGCGGGCGATCCGAAATTTTGCGTTACCGCCACCGTCGGGATCGACGTCCCGTCGGGGTAAGTGCCCCCTTCCAAGAAGCCGACGCGCACGACGCCGCCCGCCCCGAGCTTCCGGGCAAGCTCTTTCAGCTTGGCGTCAACGCCAGCGCCGCCGGATATGCTTACCGCAGCCATGAAGACCGCGGGACGCCCAAGAAAGGCCGCGGGCCCGGGCGTTAGCGCATGGTTCGATATTGCGCCGTCGCCTGCCAATACGCCGCGCCGTACGCCGTTTGAGCGAACCACGCCGCGGATCCGGGAAGCTGCATATCCGCCGAAACCGAAACGCTACCTTCCGACGCGCTGGCCACGCGGCCGACGATCCCGCCGCCGCCGGGTGCCCGGGCGATCGCAATCGCCGCGATATGCGCGACGAGCATGTTCAGCAGAACCGCCCGCGTCGCGACGTCTTCAACGATCGCCGTCGGGGTGTTGTTCAGATACAGTTGGGCTTCCGCGAAGTACAAAAGCGCCGCCGGCTCTTCAACCGGCGGCGACAATTCGGGGTAGCGTGCGACCCAAGCGTTGAAATCAAACGCTACGACGCTCATGGCTTATTCGTCGTTTTCGCCGGCGTTTTCCGGGAGCTTGGCAAGTTCGGCCTTCATGACGTCCGTCGGTTCGACCCCGGGAGCCGGGGCGTCCGGGTTCAGCGGTTCCATGCCGTTGCGAACCTTCTTCAAGTTCTTGGCTTCCGACTTGACCGCGGCGGCGGTCTTGGCGACGAAAACAAGACCACGATCCAGCGGGCGGAAAGCCGCCTTGCCGCGGGCGTTTTCCGTCATGGCCTTGTGCCACGCCGTCCAGAAGTCTTCGTCAACCGCGGTGATCCCGACGCCGATAACCGCGCCCGGGGCGTTGGAGCCCTTCAGCGTGACCATTTCGCCCATGTGATCGAGCGTAAGGCCGTTGGGGAGCTTGCATCCAACGTGAACCGTGTCAGTCATATCGTTCCCTTACATGCCAATCATGGAAGCGAGCGCGACGGGGCGGCGAATAATCGTGCCCCAAGTGCCGGCGCTCTTCTTTTGCCGCCAAGACGACAGATCCGGAATGATCG